AACACTGAATGTTCTTCCATATTTATCAGTTAATTGACCATTCTTCATTTGAATATTAGATGGGTTTCTTACTCTCATATTTTTATTTTTTTAATGTTTAAATAGGTTTTTTTACCTAATAGTAATTGATTATACTTGTACCAAGACAAGTTAAATTGTTTTATAAAATCTGTAATACAAGAAAAACTTAATTCATCACCATTGTCTAAATAGACAATAAGATTTATTGCCCTATTGTTATCTCCTCTTTTAGATACTTTAGATAAAGAATCTTTGTGTTCTTGAGAAAGAGGTTTATTCTTTTTAGATAATGATAAGTTTTTCTTGTGTTCTTCAGATTTAGGTTTTTTCATTTTTTGTAAAGTTTCTTCTGAGTAGACCCCTTGTTTTCCTTTGTTCCAAGATGGTTTTCCTTTTCTATATATGTTAACTTTACCATATAAATGATGATTTACACCTTTAGGAATATTTTTTTTAATCAAGTTATTTACAATTTCTCCAAGATTACCACCTTCACCTCCAATAGCAATATTATATCCTATTGAAGGATCCAGTGTATTAAAATACTCAATCCAATATTTTTCTCTTTCATTTAATACAGATTCTTCACATTCTTCTATAATTTCTTTAGTAAATGCTTCTACTCCATATTTTGAAACAGCTTTTTTAATTACTGTACCACTGCCAAGATATTTTGGATTGTTTATGTTTTTTATAGTTTTACCTATATAGATCTTGTTATTAATAAGATTTGTAATTTTATAAATTTGACCTTTCATAATTAATGCTTTATTTGCTGATTACAAATCTAAGCATCTTTTTCTATTAATCCTAATTTTTTTGCATCTTCTATAGACATATTTAAAAAATCATCATCAATTTGTACAGAGTAGTCTGAAAATAAGGCATTGCACCATACATTTTCATGTAATCCATTACGCATAGCTTCTGTACCAAGCTTTTGAAGAAGTTCTCTAACAGACATCATTACATTAAAATCAATATCTGCAAACGGAGGTATAGAATTCAATGGTATTTGCTGTACAGTTCCCCATTCTTCTCCAAGAATACATTTTTTGAACTCTTGATCTTCAAAATCCTCTACAGGGAAACCAGTTAACAAGGAAGCTATTTGTTTTAGCTTCCTTGCAAATGATTTTTGTTCAAACTTTGGCCCATTGTTAGTAAGACATAACTTTTCAATTATATCTCCTACAGTATTTTTTCCAGAACCCATACGTCCTGATATACCTATTACACTCATAATTCCTCATCATTAGGCATTAAACTGTGATTTGCGCATGGTGCTAGTTCTACTGCAACATTAGGATTAAAAGAATTAATTACAAGTCTTTCTAGTTCTTCTAACTCTTCATAATTTTCTTCTAAATAATCTTTCATTTTATCCATTCCTTGTAGCTTAATAGTTTCTTGAAATTCACCTAATAAATTAGTGTATGTAAACCATCCTGCTCCTCCTTTTTTAATTAAATCAAAATCTACAGCATAATCAATTATTTCACCTAATTTATCTATACCATGTCCCCATACAATATTAAATTTAGCTTGTCCAAATGGTGAAGCTAATTTATTTTTAATAACGTCTACAGTAGTTTTATTTAACTCATTAATTTTATCATTCATCTTCCAAACTTTCCATCTAACGTCAGCATAAAATTTAATAGCTTTTCCTCCTGTGGTAGTTGTAGGTTCTCCCATACTTCCAATAGCATCTCTTAACTGAGATATAATAAATAATGTACAATTATTCATATCAAGAAGCCCTTTTACCTTCATACAAAATTTACTGTTGATTCTAGCTTGTAAACCAATTGTAGCGTCTCCCATTTCACCTTGTAACATTGCTTTTGGTTGAGCTGCTGATTGACTATCTATAACAATACAAGATGTAATTTTCTTTTCTATTAGTGCTAATATCATATCATACCCTCCTTCTTGTGTTTCTGGTTGATATATCAACAAATTATTAACATCAACTCCTAAAGACATAGCATATTTTTTATCAAAAGAATGCTCATAATCAAATAAAGCTGTTTTTTTATCTGGAAAAGCTTTTTGATATTCTGCAATTTGATGTAAAACTATTGTCGATTTTCCTGAACTCTCAGGCCCAAATATTTCTACTATTTTTCCTAATGCAGTACCGCCAATACCCATTGCTTGATCTAATTGAAGACTACCTGTACTTACAATAGTTAAATCTTCTGGTACTAATCTACCAAGTCCATACTTTTTTTCTAATTCTGCAAGAATTAAATCAATTCCTTGCTTTTCTACTTTTTGCTTTGCCATAACTAATAATTCCAAGTTTTATAATTAATAATATCTTTTACATTTTCTCTCTTTAAATTAAAATGATCTGCAATTTCTTGCTGAGAGAGATGATCATTATCTTGTTTAAATTTTCTTATTTCATTTACTTTTTCCATAGTAAGTTTTGCTCCATTATTTTTTTCTCCTTTTTGAGATTTATTACCTTTTAAAAAAGCATATCTAGTATTTTGACTTTGACTAATCCATTCAAGATTATCAACATGATTATTATCTCTAACACAATCAATATGATTAGCTACACATTTATAACTAGGTTTTTCTAAAAATGATTCTGCAACAAGCCTACTTACTATAGGATTATATAATTTTGAGTTTTTAGAAAGTTTAGCTTGTATATATCCTGTGTATCTTTTAAATGTTTTTAAGATTTTCTCATCTTTAATAATTTTTGTTTTGCTTTTTCTAGCTAAACTTTTAACTCTTCCGTAATTACTAATCTCATACAAGTCTTCATAATCTTTAATAGGTTTCCAAATTTCATTTGGGAGATTATCAATGTTTAAATTTTTCCAATGTTCCATATTTTTATATTTTTATATATGTAAAGATATGTTATATATGTTGGATATCCAAATAAAGTCACTAATTTTTTTGTGTTATTTCCTAACCTTCTGTGGTAAGATAGACCCCATAAATTAGGGTTTATCTATCTACGATTGGTCCCATAAATCATGTAAATCGGGACAAAATAGTTATTCTTAGTGAAAAATAGGTATATCTGAACTGTTTTGGTGAAAAATAGGTTTGACTATTGACTATTAATAGTCAAAAAAACCCTATATTGCTATAGGGCTCTTTCTTCACAATTTAAAAAAACATAACAAAACAGAACAGAACTTTTTATTCACTTGTTCTAAGTGATGTATTACCTTTTTCACACTTATCATACGGACAATGTCTGCATTCATTACCACAACATTGTTTCTTTGTCTTTAATAGATATTCCTTAGTGAAATGAATTCTTCCTTCCTCTAAGTAATAGTCTCTAAACTCTATGAATTCTTTTTTATCTTCACTCATTTCTATTCATTTTAGAAGGAACTATGATGTATTCCTCATCAAATAATTGATGCACTCTCTTTGGATCTAAACTGAATATTTCTATTAGTTCTTCTGGAGATAATGCTGGATATCTTTCTTTGAACTCAAATATAAGAAGTTTAGTTTTTAGAGCTAGCTTTCTTGTATTCCCCATCTTGAGATTGTTTTATAAGTTCTCTTTCATCTTCAAATGCATATCGATATTTAGAATCTTTATATTCCTCCATAATATATGGATTTGCCATTTTTCTAAAGAAGTCTTTACTGGTGCTCTCTATAGCAATGATGACATGACTATCATTATATCCACATACATATCCCTTATACTTAGGGTGCACTATCAACATATTCTTAAACTGGTTGAATACTTTTTCCATCTTTGTCTAGGTTTAAACTTGCTAATCTATTTTCTAACTCATATTCCACCTTCAAAATGAAACTAATCTTATCCTCAAGCTCTTGTTGAATGATTCTTCCTGCGAATGGCATAATATCCTGAAGATTTGTATACACTCTAGGTAATCCATATTTGGTTTTGATTTGTTGGTATTTAAATCCAGGGATACATGTAAGATCATTAAACACCTGATCAACATAAGCTAATACAGAAGGTTCTTCAATAGACATTCCATAATGTCCTTCTTCTAAATAAGCTGCATACTTATAATTAAATTCTTCACTCTTTCTCATATTTTTAATTATTTATGTTTTAACTACAAATCCTGATTTGTCTTTCTTAGCTTCTCCTTTTGCATGTAAACCAATTACATGATTAGGAGGATCATAAAATCTAACATCAGTATCATCTCCATCATATACAGGATAACCATTCCATTCTTTAGGCAAATATACACCTTTTTTTGTATTAAACACAACAGCTACGTTATATCCATTATTTAAAGCTATTTCACAATCACGATCATTCATTTCATTTTTACTAAATGTAACGTGATAGTTAGGAATAGCTTTTGTTAAATGTTTAAGCACCTTAGTGTAATCATAGAAGTGCACATCTGAATATTGTTCAAAGATGTTAAATCTTATCCAGTTAATATCAGAAGTACCATTAAGTCTTACAGCAGGTAACATATTTTCTTTCTTAGCCTTTGCAACAAGACTTTTTATGTCTTTATGTAGCAATTTAAAGAACTCATCTCTCTGCTCAAAGAACATAACAGTCTTCTTTATACGAGCTTTTTGTACATTAGAAAATGCTCCCATACCAGAGGTATACAAGCAAGCTTCTGTACAACCTATGCTTCTCATAGGACATACTTCATAACCAGAGATCTTAGCAGGAGCTAAATATAGTATTCCTGTTAAGATTCCTAGTTTTTCTCCTTTTACAGTTTTGTAATTACTCCTGCTTAATAGTTTCATCGTAATGCTCTCCTGTATTACCATTCTGTCCAATGATATTTATTCTTGCTTCTTTTAGTTTATCTTCTAAGATTTCAAATGCAGCTTCTATAGCAAATGCTTCTGCTTCTTTTCTTGTTTTCCAAGATTGAGTGGTAGCTTGATTACCTATTTTAATTGTAAATGTTCCATCTGGATATAAAAAGTTCTCTATTATGATATTATTATCATCAAATACATCTAATAACATTCTAGGATTGGCATCAATCATAATTGCTAGTTTGTCATCTTCTATACCTGTTTCTCTCATCATATTCTTAAAATCATCTGGAACATCTGATGTCTGTAGAGATTCAATCATCTTTTCTAAAAACCATGCTCTAATAACAACAGCTGATGCTGTATGTTTTTGTAATAAATCTATTCCTTTCATATTATTGTTCTATTGGTTGTTCATGTAATACTAGAGAGGCTTCTATCCACCACACTCTTTCAAAATCAAACTCAGTTAACGGTTCTTTCTCTTTGCATGCTTTATATTTGATGTCATACATCATTGCAGCCATCTCACAGAATGTAGCAGTCTTTTCTGTTCCATACTCTTCTATCAGTGATTCTAATATTTGTCTATTGAACATGTTCTTTTAGTTTATCAATTATTAATACTTCTTTTTCTTCATCCCAGCCTTCCCACACTTCAAAATCATCTTCAAATGTAATACCTATTTTATCTTCCCAGAACTCTATAAGATCTGCGCTCTTTTTAAATATTCTCAATTGAAGACTTATCTCATCTTTGCTTAGTCCTGATTTGATAATCTTAACAGACTTAGGGAATTCACTTTGGAATGCTTTTGATGTTTTAGAATACTTACCTTGTTTAACAAGTTTAAAGTCTTGCTTGAATCTTTCATTGAGTTCATATACAACAACAACAAATCCATCTTCATAATCATAATCTTCTATTATAGATTTTGTTCTTTCATATTCACCGTCTAAAAACTCCCTAAACTTATCCAAATTATCAGGCTTAAATAACAGATATATAGAATCTTTATAATCATGTTGCATTCTTTCATCTTTAATGTATCCATTTATAAATCCATTAGTTCTTAAAGCATCCTTTGGTACCCTTAAAGTGGGCACCATAAAGATACTAGTTATATTCTTTTTAACTTCCATGTTATCCCTTAATGTTAACTATTCCATTAGATAAATAGTTTTTGTGGCTTATGTTCCACGTTCCTGTTTCCTTACACCATATAAGTGCTTTAATTATATCTTTTACACCAGGATATGTTCTTCCTTTATGTACAAATCCATCATGAGCAGCTAGCATATCAAACTTATCAAGAGTGTATATAAGAGGTTGATAATAGTTTGTTGAATCACATACAATGAATTTTAAATATTCTACACTATATCCATAATAAGGACTTTCTTCATCTCTTACAAGATGTAACATTGCATGAAAATACAAATAAGCTTGGATGTATGCTCTTCTGTAAAGATAATACTCTTCATAGAAATTCTCTACAGACCATGTGCATTTTAAATCATATGGCTGAATAACTTTTTCATCATGATCGATGATCACTTTATCTAACATACTCTTAAGAGGAAGACCATCTATTTCATATCCTTCTACCTGCATTTGATCTATCACTGTATATCTAGAGCTATTTACTAGATTAACAATTGGTGCTGTTGTACTATTAGTCTTTAACTGCTCAACAATCTTTTCAGCAATAGATACTTCCATTGTATTGATGACAGTTAGATTCTTGCTTCTAACAGTTCTAATTTCATTGTAATAGATCTCAGCATCAGATCCAAAGAACTTACCTATTACAGCCTCATATTTAATCTTAAATCCTGATAGAGTGTATGCTTCTTGTGATATGTCTGTAAAATCTCTAGTCACTACACCAAATTCATCTGTACAATCTCTTGTTACACGATAGAGAGCTTCAACAAAGTCTAACATTAATCCTGTTGGTGTAGATAAACAAGATGACATATAAAACTTTTCATCAAATAAATGAGGTTCCATAAGTAGGACCTCCACAATGCGTCCCATATTAGCTGCTGAGCTATCTTTATCTTCCACTTTCTCACCAAGAAAATATTTCTTGTAATACTTCTTTCTATCTGTAGAGAAATCTTTTAGGCTACTGGATGAATCCATAAGCACTGCTCTGTATTGAGCTTCTGTTTTTGCTGTTCCTTTTATCATAATATTATTTAATTATTGTTACTTCTCCTTGTGTCTCAATCCAAACATGTGCTCCACAACTTAATGGTTTGTCTGGACTATATACCACCTTGCTAGGTCCTAGCACCTCAACTTCATGAGCATATCTATTATTCTTGTAAGTCTTAACAGTTAGAACAGGATCTTCTACACCATTCTTTCTGTTACTCTTAATCACATGCTGGTTAACATGTATTATAGTCTTCATATTATTTATAGATTAATATTGCACTATATAATGACAATGATCCTTTTGGATCTTCTGTAGCAACTAAGTTAAATGATACAACGGTCTTCACTATCTTATCATCTAATAATTGCTGCAACTCTCTATTTATATTAAAGAGATGTTGATTCTCCCATGTCCATGTTTGCATCTTCTTTTATTTTTAAAATTTGATTAGTTAAATATTCTAATGAATAAGCATAAGCTTCTTCTGATTCATATGCAAACTCTATACCTATCTTTTCAAATAGATATACAATAGCATGAAAGGCTTCATGAGCCACAATCCCTGGATTATCTATATCATCTTTAAATCTTATAAGAATACATCCAGTTTTTAGTTTAAATGTAGTGGCTATACTTTTTTGATTAGTCATTTTCTTATCAAACTTCTTCTTAGATATATTCTCTCTGATATGTTCATATAGATCCTCATCTGATTGTCCTATAGACACAACTATATCATGCCCATACACATCTATTGGTATCACTTTGAATATGTTCATAATGTTTGTTTAAATGCTTCTATAATTTGTGGATACAAAGCTCGTATCTCCCTTGGTACTCTTGAGAAAAACCATCTGATTTCAATTTCATAATTATGTCCATTTACATCCAATCCTTGTGGATACACTAGCCAGAAATGATGATACTTCCCTTCATGCTCTACATGCCCTTCATGAAAAATTTCGTGAAAAGCAGGTTCTTTGTTTATTGTTATTGCGTTAGTCATCTATTGTAATGTTATTAGTTATACGATGTTCTATTTCCTTCTTCATTATATCTTCTATCCATGGAGCTATTTTACCTCCCATATATTTAATGATATTATTGATATGTTGGTTTGACATATCTGCTATAGATTTATATAATAGAGGATCTCTACCATCTTTACCTCTATTACCCCAATGTGCAGCACTTCTATTCATCTCATGATCATCTGATAGATAGATTGTAGAGCTAGTATCAACTAAATCAAGATTCAATCCTCCATAGCGTTGATATTCATTACCACCATCTACCATTGTTTCATTAGTGCATCCACATGTTTTATAATCATGTCTATGATAAGAAGTCAACATTTCTCCACATTCTCTACATTGTACTCTATTGAGTATTATTTGTTTTTCCATAATGTTTTATCTATCACATTCAACAAATGATTCTGGATACTCTTTTAATGCTTTAAGGTATTCTTCTATCCAAGGTACAAAGTTATGATACATTCCCCAGCCATTTGGGCTATTAAATGTTTCATAATGTTTAGGTCTAGCTTTCATGTCAGCAAGTCCTTTTTCTATAATAGGAATTATTTCATTTGCTTTTACAGGATTAGCTTTTTCAAACTTATATTCATTATCATAATCATCTTCAGGAATATTATATCCTTCTTTTAATTCATATGGTCTCCATAGTGTTTCATATAATCCAGCAGCTTCAGCCATCTCTCCAAGATTATGTGTAATGTTTGAACTATACAAAGATTCTCTTTGTGGTTCTAATGTTTTACCTTCGTCATAAGTGACATGGTAATTTCTATATAATGTTACGTCTAAACTCATTTGTTTTGTTTATTACAGGTTTTACATTTTAGTGTCTCTGGATCAAAGTTTCTCTCTGTCTTACACTTGTCACAATATTGATATAATGTTATCATATTTTTAAAATAAACTTATTTGTGGTTTATTAGATCGAAACTTCTTTTCTAATTCATCCATTTGTATTGCATTATTTAAAAATTCTACATTTGGATATAACCAATCTTGATTACCAACAAGTCTTATTTTTAAATGTTCAGATTTAAGAACAGGGTTTCCCATTCCTTGAAATTGTAAATCTTGAGAAATAAAAAATGTTAGTATAGTATTGATAGAATATCTTTTATTAAAGTTAAACCACCAACCTTCTAACATAGGATTTGTAAAGATTTTTCCAAAGCAATATTCATAAGAAGCTTTCTCATCTCCTACTATAGATCTTGCAAATAAAAAATAAGCTTCTTCTTCTCTAAATTTTCCAAAAGGAAAATAATCTCCCCATTCTAATTCTCCTATTACAATCCATCCTTGTTCTTCAGATCTTCTTATTCCTTTTTTCCATCTCTCATATCCTTTTTGTATGGTTTCTTCTCCATAATGACTAATGTCTATATTAGTCTGTTGTTTCATCATTTCTTCTGTTGTCATATTGTTTTCTTTTTAGATTGTTTCTCTTTTAATGTTTTCTTATCGTGGCAGGTTGTACACAAAATCTGTAGGTTATCTTGTTCACAGAACAATCTTTCTACAAATCCTGGTAAATCATCTGCACAATTAAGACTCCCAGCAGGTAACACGTGATCAACGTTAATTTGTTTCTCAGGATACCACTTCTTACACTTCTTACACTGATATTCATACTTCTGGCGTTTACTAACACCTTTGTAATCTCTGCGTGCATTTAATTTACATACTGATATAGGCTTCCACCATCTACTCTTTTGTCTCAAAGCACTTCTTATGAAGCTCCAGAAGGCTGCCTCACTCATTGTACCACTGCATCTTGTCTTTGGGACTAACACTCTCTTTGCCATATTATTATAATTAAGTTATGTCGCAAATATAGTAAATTAATTACTTAAATAGTCAATTGCTGAAGTTAATATTGAAACATCATCATTAGAACAACCAAGAAGTATATTGCATTTAGAACATAATAAACCTCTTACTTTTCCAGTTGTATGACAATGATCAATGTATAATCCACCATGTGTAGATATTGAAGAATGTTCAGTTTTACATATCTTACATTTTTTATCTTGAATAATATATAAACTTTCAATTTCTTCAAATGTTAAATTGTATTTATTTAGTATTCCTCTATTTCTACTTTTAATATAGTTATAAGAATTCTTTTTTTGAACACTGTTACAATCTCTACAATAGTGATGAACACCATGTGTTCCAACTTTGTTTTTATTAAATTGATCTAATTCTTTCTCCTCTTTACATTTACTGCATATTTTTTTCATGATTACATATTTTAAGCTGTAAAGATAACATACTCTTGCGACATATTGCGACAAAAGTATGTTAAATTTATGTTAAATAATCAATTACAAATTTGCGACACAACTATAATTAATTTTACTACTTAATCGTGTTCACACGATTGGTAATCTTAGCTTTCATCTCATTAAGATTCAATACAATAGCATTGATCTCTGCTGCTGATATAGAAGGCATGTTGAACTCATGTTTCTTAGCTTCAGTTGCAAATCCTTCTTTCGCTTTTTCAGCTAAGCTTTCCAATTCACGAATAGCATATTGCTCATCTAATTGTAAGAAATCAAAGCTTCTATCATTCATGATCTGATCTGCTTCTTGAACAGTAGTTAGCATGAATGGAAGATATTCCCAACATCTACCTTTCTCTGTACCAATACCAACTACCTTCATAGGATTATGAAGAGTCATAACTGTAGTGTCACCACAAAGAACATAAGGAGCTGTATAGCCTGCGAAGTGAAGACCTGCTGTAGCACAATCTTGTGTACTCCAGTTACAATCTTCTTTAGGCATGCTTACAACTTGTCCTACACGAATGTCAAATGTTTCGGTCCAGTTGTCAGTAAATCTATTTTCTTCTCTATTAGGAAGATCTAGATAGATTTCTGTAAGTGTACCAATTCTTTGTCCATAGTCTATAGGCCATTCTTCAGTGTATGTGTATTCTGCCACTTCACCTGTTCCACCACATCTTTCACACTCTACCCATTCTCCATCTTCCCAAGCATCTTCATCTTCCCATCCACCATCACCTAAACAATCAGGACATGTTGTAGATGTATGAGTTTCTGTTTTAGTTAGATTATCTTTATGTACAAGTTTGTACTCTTCATCTTCTAAGAAGATTGTATAATCATCTGGGTTCTTTTTCCACACAGCTTTCACTTTATTGTAAGCATTACTTACAAAATATACAAGCTCTGGAGATCCATGGAGTGTTACAACATTTCTAAGAGCTACAAAGAATCCTTGTTTAGTGATTTTGAAACTATTGTCTGTTAAGAATCTGTATAGTTCATTAGCAACCTCAGCTCTTGGATTAAGACAACACCACATGAAGAAGTTCTTATGTGCCATATAATCATCATCTTCGTTCAATGAATCAGGAGTAAAACCAAATCCTTTGTGATATTTAACTCTATCAACTATCTCAATGAATTTCTCTACAAGTAATTGAGGCATACTTCTAGATGTTCCTGTTAGATAAACAGAATTACCCTCTACAGTGAAATCAGGAAGATCACCAAGCAATTGAATTCCTTTCTGTAGAGCTTTGATTTTAGCTGCTTCAGCTTTAACCTTCTCTACATCAGCAACAACATCTTTAGAACCTATGATAGCATGTATTTCATGTGCATCTCTAGCTTTACTTACAGCATGGAAATCTGCTTCTGTTGCATCAGGTTTAGTTATTACACTTCCATCATTCAACACTACAGTGAGAATGTCATTAGACAATTGAACTCTAAGACAAAGCTTTATCTTTGGAGTTTCCTCTTCTTGCATTAAACTCTCTAGCTTTTCAGCTACCACTTTAGTAATTGCAGATTCTGCTGTTTCTTTAAACCAGTCTAACGACAGGAATTTATTTGTATTACTCATAATTTTTAATTTAATGTGTTAATTGCTATTTCTGTTAATTTTTCTGCATCTTTTTTTATTTTTTCATGATGCGCTTTGTTACTTGGACTAGGATTATGAAGTCTTTCGTCTGAAACTTGATCAAATATTAGATAAGTTTCAATTGCTTTAATCAGTTCTTCTTTTTTGTTTTTCATTTTATTTATTTATTTAATTGTTACTTGTTAATGAGAGGGACACGAATGTCCCTCTGTTAAATTATACTAATTCTTCTAAACTAGCTTCTGTTAATATTTCATCATTTATTCTAATTTTATAATTCTCAAGATTCACTCTATGTTTGTGATATTTGAACAAGTCAGTCATCAAGCTACATAATGGATCTTCAGCGGTGAAATACCCCATTCTTGAACACAAAGGATTCAAGAAATACAATTTATCAAGCAAAGCTTTCATCTCTAGATACTCTGTATATATTAATGGATCAAATAGATTATGATCTTGTGCTACAGATAACATTGATTTAACTAATGCTGGATCACTTGTTACATAATTCAAACGCTTATATTGAACTAGCTTTTCTAGTTTATCACCTAGATCTGTAGAAGTGTAAGCAATCATTTTTGCTTTATCAAATACATATCTATTTCTCTCAATCAGCTCATTCACTAACACTGATGTAATCATTCTTTTGAATGGTGCATTCTTTCCTTCCATAAATTTGTCATATGATATTAAATTGTGTATTTCTAGTTGATTAACTATCTTTAATTCTCTGTCTGAAAATGTAACCACTTCCATCACTTGCTTTTGCATCATTCCATAAAGAGCATCAAGTTTTAATGAATCTTCATGTTTATCATATACAATAACCTCTTTACGTTTGTGTAACTCTTCCAGTTTATACAATTGAGAATCAAACTTACAGTTTCTACCATTGCTATATCTAGCTAATGGAACACCTTTCTTACATACAATCTCTCCTTGAATCTTAAGTCTTTTACCACTAGTTACACCAGCTGTACTAACTTTCACCTTCTTTCTACTATCAATAAATGATTGTGACACAGTAATTGCATCTAGATTTTTGAAGTTTGCTTCAATAAGAGATAGAATGTATTGATATTCCTTAATCACTTGTCTCCACTCATGTCTTTTATACTGATGCAATTGTAATCTATGGTAGTAGGTATCTGAATCATAGCTGCTAGGTTTACCTAGCTTCATAGGTTTATTTCGTTTAACAAAACATTGCTGAACATCCGTTCTGCATATATATTTCATATAGTCTTTCTTCAATTGAGAAATTCTATCTTCATATAAATACACATTAACCTTACCATTACATATGTTCTCTACGTTATATCCCCAAACATAATGCTTAGTAGCATCCTTCATTTTCTTATCCTTCAATGTGAATTTAAGAACGTATGCACTATCTAGCATGTGTGACTTAGTTCTACCATATACAGCAGGAAAATCTAACAACGTTACATCTTTTAGTTCTGGGACAGCTGCTTTAATAGTGGCATGTTTAATCAAAGGACTAATACTAAGTGTTCTATTATTTACCATTTCAACAAAATGTCCACTCTTCTCCAAGTAATTAATCATAGAGTTGATATCATCACTCTTGATTACAGTTTCATTATACTTACCAATAAAATAATCTGCTACCTCTGCAAGTTTCTTCTTGATGATGTTTTTAGCTTCCTGTGTATATCTCAATGATTCTCTATTTGGTGTAGGAAATAACCCATCACTCAATGAAAATCTAAGAGCTATAGGAAACTCAAGTCTGTCTATACCAAGTTTTTCAAAGTCTAGTGGATAATACACATTGTCCAAACAAATGTGTAACTTATTATCTGTAGACATTTCAGAGAATTGAAAGTGTGTGTGTCTAGAGATAACAAAATCATTAGTAATAGAATAATCTTCTGGTACATCAAAATACACACTCTCAAAATAACATAGTTGCTCTTTAATCTTTCTTTGGAAGTTATACTTATCACCATACTTAACAGGAATGATGATCTTTACACCATTAGCTTCTGTTGTTTCTGTTTCATATAAAAGATCAATAGTGTTGGTATCTTCTCCTTCATACATCATATACTTACGCTCCATTCCATCTTTTCTACATACAAAATAGAAACTAGATGAATAAGCAAGAGGTGCTTTGAACCCTAGCGGTTCTGTTAATCTCTAGTTTCCTAGAGTGTCGGACTATATCATCACCCTATAAATAGGGGTTGGACGCTTTTTCATATGGTTACTAACCCATACTACTTCCTGTTATTAAGCAGACTTTACTGCTCAGGTAGTCTCTAAACGTTCTGAAGATGTATCTTCAGCTTCGCTTTTGATTGTCTCGGCATAAATATCTTTTTTAGTATACCAATAAGGTATACAAATGTATTTTATATTGTGTTGTTCAAAATAGTCTTTTTTTAATTGGTCTTTAAATTTCTGATATTCTAAGGTATTTTTACCTTTATGAAAATATGGAATAACTTTATAGTGTTGAATACCTTGATACTCAACTACAATTCCTTTTTTTCTAAAATAACCATCAACTCTTAAACTTTTTTTAGTTAAAGGATTAGACAATCCTTCAAAAACTACTTCAGATTCATACTCTTCTTTTAAAATTTCTTTAATATAATTTAAACAGTTTATAGAAGCTATAGAAGTATCACTTCTTTGTTTTTCTATATAAACTCCTTTAATTACACCAATTAATTCTTTATATGAAGAATATCCAGATTTTTCTATACGATAATAAATATTTCGTAAAGAGGTTTTTAATAATAAAGACAATTGTTTAATTGATATTTGAGGATTTTTTATAATCTCTTCAATTATTATCTCTATCGTACATTCTGGTTTTTCTGATAAGTATATTTTAGCACATTTTTTATTACAAAATTCTAAATCATTTCTATAAGAGTGGTTTTCTTTACCACACTCTTTACATAAAAAAGAATGATTTTTGTAGTTTTTATATTTATATGCATTTTTACACTTATTTGAACAATATTTAGCTTTTGAACTTTTACACTCAAAGCTACTTTCACAATTTATACATTTCTTTTCCATACTACAAAAGTATTAAAAAGAATTGATATTTGCAAGGGATTTCCAAAAATTCATCCAATATTTTTAACGTAAAATTACTCTTACGCTGGGCCTAGTTTCTTTGACCCATCATACCTAATTCTGTAGCACTATTACGTTTTGTAGATTTACCATACTTACTAATGATGTTACGTACATCATCAGCATCTAGGCCTATACCAAAATCTTCTACACAAAACTCATAATTGTTATATGATGCAGCTTTTAATGAAACTACAATTGGTGTGTCCACACCAGCTCTTCTATGACTATCTAGAGCATTACTTGCGCATTCTCTAATAGCTGAGCCTATATCATCAGAATATAAATTCTTACTTAACATCTGCATCAATATCTGTGCAGAATCTAAGTCTAAGGACATACCAATACTTTCTTGTGCTTGTCCTTCTGTTAGGACGTGTGCTTCTGTTTGTTTTTCGAGGATCATGTTATATAAATTTAATTTGTTCTAAAATTTGTTTTGATTCTATATATCTATTTAAGTCTTCTGGATCTGTAAATAAACTCTCTGGGTTTTCTATTTTTATCACTCTCCATCTCCAATTATTTACATATGATTTTGCTATCCAGCTTTTATCAAACTCTTCTGAATTAGCTTTATCATGATCTTTATATGCTGCATCAGCTTTTACTCTGTTATAATGATCTAAAGATGTAGCAGGCCAATGTGTTTCAAAGAATTGTAATGTGTTTTTACCTTCTCCACAATACCAACCAAGTGTAAATCCAGCTGAATAACTAATAGCTATGAAGTCTCCTATTTGAAGATCTCCTCCATGTTTTACTGTTCTCATATTGTTTCTCTTTTTACTAACCAGATCTGTTTAAAGTTTAAGTCAAACTTCTCAACTGGACTATCCTCTTCAGGAGCTTCTATTTTATAACTCTTTATGTCATATGTATAAGGAACACTTTGTTTTAATACATTGTCCCATTTAGTACCCTGTCTTTGCTTAATGCCTACATTAACTCTACATTTTACACTTATGTATCTATCTACAAGTGGTTGCCATTGATACGCTGTTTTACTTCTTCTAGGAAGTTCTACCACTTTTAAATATTTAGGCTGTTGTGTAAGTGTTAAGATTTCATCTCCTATCTCAAGCTCTTCTATCTTTATTAATTGATTTTCCATATTGCTTAACTTAATAATGATACTTTTTCTAATAATTGTTTAGTTGCTCTAGCAACCATATTATCTTTAACAGACTTAGATATTCCTGCTATAAGTCCTTTTTCTACATGATATAATGATACATGATTAAATGTTTCTGGTGTTTTAGAACCATTTCTATCTGCTGTCCATTTATCTACTGTATAGACATGATCTCCACTATAATCTCCATTATCTACAAGAAACTTTGTTATTTGTTCTCTTATACTTTTTGTAAATTCGTTGATCTTAGTATTTACTTTTTCTTCAATCAATCTGTCTAATTGTCCTGTTGTTTCTGCCATGTTTTCTATTTGTTTTAAATTAATCTACTATTCCTCCTTTATAATAATTTTCAATTGTATTATGTTTTGGTAAAAATTCTTTTCTATATCTTTCACTAACATCCTTATCTACAATAATGTAATGTGATCCATTACAATATTTTAAGCTGTTATTAAGATCATAGAACTTAATGAAAGACTCTTCTGTATCAGGCCATTTTTCTGTTCTAGCTAATTCTGATTTTGCTCCTCCATAAGGAGAATTCCAATATTCTATTTTCATATTGTTAAATTAAAAGGGCACATCTATAGGCACCCATTGTACACTAAATCCATTGTTTTCTTCTAATAGCACATCCACTTTAGTGAACACACCCTCTGTATCCCATTCAGAATGTTTATATGCATCACTGGCTGGATGACTAAGCTCAAACACATGAGCAAATACCCCTGTGTATTTTTTATATCTAGCTGCATCCTTACCAAGAAACACAATTGGCACTCCTAAGTGGTTTATTATCTCTTCAAACAGATATTTAACAAGTGGTTCCCATGCATCTAGATGACTTCCTGCTTTGTTAATCTCTGTTGTTAGAGCTGCATTGAACATAAGAACACCCTGATGAGCCAAATGACTAACATCTGGATCTTTAATAATACTTAAGTTCAATCCATTATAATACTCTCTCTCTATGCCCATATAGAAATGTTCTAATGTAGGCTGTAATTGTTCTGTAATAGAACATCCCATTAATACATTTGTTATCTCTGAGGCTCTTTATCCTCAGACTCTGCATCTTTTTTTTTAGATTATACATGCAGTTCAGACTATATCATCAATTTCTACTCTCTCGGAGGAAATTGTCCTGCGCTCGTGGTGTTTTACTATCTTCAGCATTATCTGTTAAGACTCCTTACACTAGTCGTTGAACCTTCTAATTATTTCTAACTAGCTTGGCTGCTGATTGTCTATCTCTAGATTTTCCAGCAATTCACAGGATTTATCATGGACTATTAAATAATTATATGCTGCTAATAAAATTTCTTTGTTGTCTTTTAGAAAACCTAATCCTCTGTTACAATTATTACATAATAATCCTCTTACTTTATTTGTTGAATGATCATGATCTATACATAAAGTTGTAGCTCTCATTTTTTCTGAATCAGATATATTTAATGATTTTTTACATATAGCACAACTTTTATTTTGATCCTCAAACATTTTTATAAATGTTTCTTTATCTAAACCATAACTTTTTATTTTAGAAAGTCTAGATTTAGATTTATTACATTTTTTACAAGAGTAATTATTACCTGAGCAACTAAATGTAGAAACACAATTATTAAAATTAGATAAAGGAAGTTCTAATTTACATGTTGGACATATAAAATTACCATTATTAATGGCTATTTTTCTCTTATCTCTAAGTAATTCTACTTCAGATTTTTCTCCTTTTCTTACTCTAGCGTTTCTAATTGTTGCTGATTTTTTACAAGAAATACATGTAGTGTAACACTTATTTTTTATTTTTCCTAAAAACAATTTATTATGTTTTTCTACTTTACAACGTGTACATTTTTTCATATACAAATATAATTATTTTAATTGGTTAATCCATCTGCAACAGGCGCATCATTCTTAAGTGTGTGATATGGACATAGGCCCACTAACACTACCTTCAGATCATCTAATGGTGTCTCTAAGAAACATCTCCAAACATGCATAGAGAGAGGGGCAACTCTTTTGCCCCTTTTACTCTCTGCTTTTAGGAATGCATATATCTTATCACACTGCTCACTCTCTATAAATGGACGCATTTTAGCATGCCATGATGGGTGAAACTGATGTTTAAAATTGCTCCAATTCATCCTTCT